TGTACCCCCGTGAACAAATTTTTACAGTTCGTGGGGGGGTAGCCTTCACTCTGGAGGTTGATACCTTGACCAGTACTGCTCAACCCAATCAACCCATTGACCTCCCCTTGCTTTAGCCTCGATAAGGCAGGTGTCATGGTCGGTATCGATATGAACCAACTCAGCACCACCCAGCTCACGGAGTATTGATTCCCTGTCGATGTTTAAAGGAAGTGTACGGACGATCCAAGCAGTACGCCATCTCCCATTACGGGTCTTGACCATATCGATTAATGAACGGTATACGGATAGTACATTTGACTTGATACTTGTCCTATCCTGATTAGTTGACATGGCATCGTATAACCTGTCTATATCGATGATTAGATCACCCTTACCAGCACTGTCCATAACGTACTTGGACTTACCAGCACAAGGACTACCATGTACGACATAGATATGCCTCGTACCCGTAGGCTTACCCCCTTGCCATCTATCATGTATCTTGTTATGGCATCTATGACATACGACCATGATATTGGAGGGATTAAGGGATATGGATACATCATGTACATTAGACTCATCTAACTCCTGTATATGATGGCATATAGCATCATAGGGACGTAACAACACCTTGTTACACATCTCACAATGTAGGTCACCAGATGTATCAACCCGGGATAATGTTATCTGTTTACGTAACAACTCCCATTCCTTGGAACGGTAGAAAGAGAACAGGTCTGTATAGGACATGGTATGTACCTCCAGTAGAATATGTCCCCTGCTCCATGGTTAGAGCAGGGATGTAAAGGGTTTGATAAGGGATATAATCCCTCAGTTTTTTAGCTGGGCCTCAAGCTCCAGTACCTTGGAGTACAGTGCCTGAACAGCCCCGATAAGAGGATAGACCAGATCTGCGGTCTTGAGTCCGTACATGCCGTCCTCTCCAACCTCAACGAACTTTGCTCCACCAGCCTCCTCCACATCCTGTGCAATGAGTCCGATACGCTCAACCCCGGGATCATCCTTGTAGTTGTAGTTGACCACATTGAGGGCATCGATGAATCCGAGCATATCATCTGCATCCACATCCTCGATGTTCTCCTTGAGCCTCCTGTCGGAGGAAACGTTGGGAGAATTGACGAGGTAACAGTTGGTGAACCTCTGTCCGCTGAGACCGATTCCATGCGTGTTGGTGTTGCGAGGGACAAGGGAAGGAACATCCATGCGGACACCGTTGACTGTAACAGGAGAATCAGACTTGCAAGCAATGAGAGTCGGCTTGTTTCCAGTTCCGAAGATCATGAAGTCGGAAGTCTCATAGATTGCCTGATTTCCACTCCTGAGCTTGACGAGATTGGGAAGCTGTGCGTAAGGAGTAGCACCAGCAGGCTTGTAAAGCCTCAGGTCGACATAATCGGAAGCATCGCCAGTATAGTCGAAAGCCTTGAACTGGAGGTATCCGTTCCCATCGGTGTCCTGACAGTAACGCATATTTGCGAGTGCGGAACCATCCTTGTCCATGACTGCCACTCCATCGTAGGAAGCAGCTGTGGACTTCGTTCCCTTGGTCAGATTGGAGACCTTGAGAACGAGATTGGCATTATCCTTGTTGACGGTGGGATTGGCGGTGAAAGTCTTAGCACCTGTGATGTTCTCGGCTCCTGTGAGATGGACGAGGTTGGTCTCATCCACGGAGGAACCCTCATGGGTATGGTTTGCAAGTGCATACTCGCTGTGGGTATGGTCTGCATCGGCATATCCTGTATGCTCATGGTCTGCGAGTGCGTATCCATCATGTTCATGATTCACAAGGGCATATTCGTCATGCTCATGCTCAGGAAGGTCAAATTCATGAACATGATTAGCAAGTGCGAAAGCAGATGCTTCGAGACCGTCCAGTTTGTCCGCATCGAGTCCAGAACCTGCTCCGTCAACATTTTTCAGCGGAATGAGATACTTGTTTCCGACATCGGAAAATGTCTGGGTTTCAACGTCATACCACATACCGACATAATCCTGACTGTAAATCTCGATGGGAATCCAGTTAGGCTCGTTCATTTCCTCGTCAAAGGTCAGAACATCGGTACAAATGGAATTATCGTCAATAACTGCGTAATAATATGCCATTATTTCACCGATAGAATGATAGACTGGATGATATAAAAGGATGATGTTCCCCATCGTTGGGATGGGGTAAAGGGTTTTACTGTTTCAAACGGTACATCTTGTAGACGTAATTTGAAATATCACTGCGTGACACACTAACAGAGCTGGTTTTGAATCCAATCTGGTTAAACACTAATGCTTCAAAAGAGAATATAGCAGAACTCGATGACGAACTATTCCAATCAGATGTGCGACCAATCGAATTTAAATCTATGAATCCGACACAATTCTCTAAATTTCCAAACGTACATAACGAATATCTTATAGTAGTAGAGAGACTACTAAGTTCAAATTCTAAATACGGTAGTTTATGATTCGTATATGGGTCAACTGAAGTAATTGATGCTCCTATTTTCCATGTTGAAGCGGAAGCATCTAACGAAAAACCATAGAAGGCTACTTTAATTCTATCTCCAGCAACCCAATCAGTAGGGAAATTGTTAAGGTCAACCTCTTCCCATATATCCGCACTACCGCCTGCATAGCTTGCAAACCTTACATACTCATAGGGTATTCCATCGATTGGGTATGCCTTATCGAGAGGACTACTAGAATGTACGAATTTCATGGACTGTGTACCTGCGGACAATGTTAGTGTTCCACTTGATGCGGTATTCACACGAAGGATGGACTCCATACCAGTGATGTAGAAATTTTTGTCCATTTTAGCATAACCCGATACCACGCAGTTGGAACCAATCATTACACCAATTAGTATTTTCCCATTATTGTTCATAAGCGGGCCAGACATCTGAATTCCCTTTAAGAACTCGTTAACGAGTTGTACCAACGCATCAGGCAAAGTAGGATTATTACTTGTAGCATAAGGTAATGAATAACCGCCAGTACCAGTGATGTTTGCAGTAACCTTTGGAACCTTAACCCTCTTCACAACATCATTGTCCTTGTCATAGCACAGGCTATCTTCTATAAATTCATCGGTAGTAACAACCGAACTCAACGCTGGAACATACCACAATGAATTATTTGAAGTGGTACATTCAAGGGACACATCTTCTGTAAGCATCAAGGAAGCCGTTGTTCTATCGCTAATTGCACCAGTACGAACTTCGATATCAACTCCACCAGCAGGTTCCTGCCAACTTCCAGCACCTGCTCCGTCACTCGTCCAGACCTGTCCAGCCTTTCCTGCCGTAGTGGGTGGATAAATCGTCTGCTTACTCAACCCGACAACGTGACCCTGTGCATCGATCTTAATCATCGGAACGGCGGTTGTTCCTCCGATATAAGTTGTCGATGCTGTCATCTCGTTCTCGTGTCCGATCGTACCGTCCTCACCTATCGTTATGCCCGCTCCTGATTTGAGCGTAACCTTGTTCTTGGATTCATCGAATCCATATACGTCTGCCATGTTTATCACATCCTGTTACTTGCTTAAAAATTGTTCTGTTCAGCAATCATCTTTCTCAGTTCCAACTCCATCTCCTTGAAGGAGTATGTAGCCTTGTCACGATCACGGAAGTCCTCGGTATTGTTACGAAGGAACGTCTGGATGGCTCCGACATCTGGAGGATGTTGTTTCCTCGTAATCTCGGTGTACTTACTTTCGTTACCGTTCTCGTCCAACTTGATATATGTCTTTTTATCCTCGGTTATCATCCCTATCGCACGGTTGTATAATGCAAGTTTGACGGATGGAACCCCGGATAACCTCACCTGTTTGAGGGAGTCCGAAAAATCCGTGTTCTCAGACAGGTGTTTCATATAGGTGCTGTAACTGATACCCAAAGCCTCGGCTATCTCGGCATTGGTCGCACCTGCTCTGACCCAATCGATGATTTCATCTTTCCTCGGCTCGATTATCTCCGTGAAAAGATTGGGCCTCCCCTTCTTAGCCATTGGTCCTCACTCCCTTTCTCCCTGTTCCCAATGGATCCTGTGATGCTCTGCACTCAGCTGGGAAAGTGTCACATCATGTGCCGTCACCTTGTTCTCAAGATGATCCAGCTTAACATCATGTGCCTTTATCCTCTGGTCTCTATCGGCATCGCCCTTGATGATGTACTCGATATGTGCATTCAACTTGGTGATGGTGGAATTGAGTTTGAGCATCGGGGATACTATCGCCCCCACCAAACCTATCAAAGTCACCAAGAATGCGATGAGTTCCCCTTCACTCACAATAACTCAACTCCTGTTCTTGAGGACGTACTGTGCCCTATCGAAAACATCCTTGCACTCAAGCACTATCTCATTGAAGGCTTTGGTTGTGAATGCCTCGGATTCATAGGCAGCTTTCATCTTTGCGATGGCTTCCTCAATCTCACCGTACAGTTTTTCATCGACCGCCTTGAGTACGTTACCGGATATATCGAAGAACAGTTTGTACTTGCCGTACAGATCCTCCATTTTCAGATTGTACTGTCTGTCCTTGAACACACCGACAACGTAACCGATGATAGCGGTCACTATTGCAAATATCATCTCTGATAACAATGTATCCATTCAATCACCTATCTCTCATAACCTTCTGAAAGGTTATAACGTTTTTCGTGTCTATTATAAGAATAGCACACTTATAAGACACTTTAAAGCATTTATGTATCCGTTTAAGATACTTTCAGACACACGACACATTTATTTAATATTTGTCAGTAGTTGTCACTTGTATAGCTATATTATTATTCTTTTATATTAGTAAATCACAAATGTCGTAATGTAATTGTATTTTCATGTTTTAGACGAGGTAGGAGAAGATTAAGTGACAAGTGACAAATATGGGGAGAGAGTATTTAAAGAGTATATAAAGGGTATATAAAGAACTCATTTGTCAGATAGATATTTTTAAGTGACAAATGCCATACAAATAGTACATATCTATGTGACAAATGAGGCATATTGATGAGATGCTACCGCCCACTCAATCAACCCCGGGATCAGAAAAGTAGTCCCACCCCGATTCGAACGGGAGTCTGATGATCCAAAGTCATCGATGCTTGTCCTCTACACTATGGGACTATGATAAGTGCTCACGAGGGGATTCAAACCCCTGTCCCAGCCTTGAAAGGGCTGGATGATTGTTCCCTACACTACATGAGCATGAAAATGGGTTCTAGACGGTGCAGGACTTGAACCTGCTCTCCTACTGACAGGGTGTACAATATCAGTAGGCGTGCAATCCTGATGCATACTCATCGCACACCGTCCATTATGGGGACCGCTCCCGGATTTGAACCGAAATCACCTGTTCCCAAAACAGGAAGGCTAACCAGATTACCCCAAGCGGTCGTTAGTTGACAGGTTAGTGGGATCATGGCACGGGGTATCCCCCGGCTCACCCACAGGCTTCCTGTCGCCAATACATAATAACAGTTTAAGTATTTAATGATTTTTATTCCATCTCTTGATAGCCCATTCAAGGCACTGGCTCTTGACGATGTATCCACAAGATTCACATTCCACGGCATAACAAGCCCTGACACCGCTGGAAGCCTTCCTCAGCATCCGGGTGGTTATATCCTTGCTGGCACATATCTGACAGGGGTTGGGAATCATTCATCTCCCCTCACATCAGAGCAACCGTAATTGCCACAGCCATAGTTATGCAAGTCCCAGCGGATGATACGGGCATTTGCCGTACAGTAGGGATAGAACCCCTTGAACGTCATGTTGAAACAGCTGTGGCAGGTGTAGAAGTCCCGCTTCTGGAAGGCATGTGGTTGGCTCATCCCTCGACCTCCTGCAACCTGTGGACATCGATACCGATTGCCGGGATCATTCCACCACCCTCTCGTTGCAACCATCAATCTCCACGATCACCAGAGAATCGACGACCTGCTGGGTCGGGATGTGGAGGGTACGTCCAAGCTCCGCCCTATGCAGCTGCCATGAAAGCTGACCGTTCTTGTAGTCCTCGATCTTCTCCCTGATGCCCTCCAGTGTGGGGGCAACCGCTATCGAGGGTCTGCTTCTGCTCCATCTCAACTCGTAGTATGTCATTCGTCCACCTCGTCATGGTTGTATGCCCATGCACGAAGATCACCGTAGTTGTCGAATACCTCGACCTTCTCAACGTCATCCCATGTAAGACGGCATTCACCTGATTCCATGGCATCATACACCGTATCGTATCTTTCAGACTCTGTGTGACCGTTCTTGTAAGTGACAACCAACTTAGGCATTTTTCTATCTCCTTTGTATCCCCGGGATCAAACCCGTCTAATACTATGTATACAATTAAAGTATTTAATAGTTATGGTTTTTTACACTTAGTGAGATCCTGATGAACAACGGTCTCGATGTACTCGGTCACGCTCATGCGGTACACCTTAGCCATGGTCTCCAATCTTTCATAATCCTGCAACGACATCCTCAGCGATACTAACAACGACATCATGTTATCTCCTGTGTATCAACATCTTGGTATTTATCCACCCCTCAACGGGTTTGCGTGTACCGGGGAAAGGAGATATGGTTTAACAGTCGGCGGATAGGATAGAATGGGATGGATGACTCCGACTGTAAACCCCGGTACTCTACGCCCCGTTGAGGGGTTGGTTTGGATCATTCTATTTCTTCCAGCGGAAGGCATTGATACCAATCACTTTTACTGTAATCCTCATGGATGACGAATTTCTTACCGCAGTCATGACATTCGCACCTGCGTCTAATTGTAAGCCAATGGTCTCCTTCTTCGATGACTTCGGGTGAACCGTAACCGTAACAGTCCATGTCACATCCCCAATCATCACTATCACAGTAAGGACACGACATTCACTCCACCTTTTCGTCTATGACTTCCCAATCATCCGCTATGATTCTGGGAAGTGCAATTGTGACGTATCCACTTCTGACTACGTAATTTCCAGATTTTTCATCTACCCACAAATCCACGTATTCGAATATCGCACCTGAATGATTCACATTACAGGTTTTTACACGATATATCAGGTTGGGTTCCGACTTCCTGATGAATTTCCTGCCGTTTGCGACTTCTATCACTTCTAACAAGTTCATTCCTCCACCTCCTCGACATCGATGTACCTCTTCACGAGATATGCCATGAACTCCTCGTCCAGGTACTCGTTGTCGAGGAACTCATAGAAACACACGGGCATCCCGTCACGTAACTCTCTGTCATAGAAGTTCAACCAATCCCTGACATAGGCTCCGTACATCATCAGTGCAGTTCTGTATTCGGCGTTGTTCATACCCTCACCTTACCAACGATACCGTATGCGTCTCCATCCATCCAGATTTCACGCTCGGGGAACGTCTTCTGTATCCACTTGATACAGGTCATCATCTGGTTGAGGGTGAACGATCTGCCACCCCATGTGGCGAAATCTATCATCTTGTAATCGTAGGTCATCATCTTCCTATCTCCTTTGCATCCCCGGGATCCTTCCCCGGTATTACTATGTATACATTGATAGTATTTAATAGTTATGTTAAGGGGTTTGAGAGAAGGATTACTCCTCCACGATCCTCCACTTGGCTCCGATTTCGCTCGTACTGAGACTTGCGATGAAATCGTTGTTGTAAACGAGGTTTCCTTCCTCATCCTTCTTATATGAGCAGTCATCCTCCATCCAGTCGTTCTGAACCGTCTTTCCTTCATCGACTGCCCGCATGGCTTCGAAGAAGTTCAGTGGGCACTCGGGCATGACCTCGAACTCGGATGCGAGGAAATCGTTCATCTTGACGCTCGATTCCGCTCTCGACAACACTAAGACCAGCCTTCCATTATCGAACCTGTACCTAACGCCGACATCGAGTGTTCCGAAAGCCTTGATAACCTTGACTGTCTTTCCTTCCATCATTGCCTTGATTGCTTCGATTCCGTTCATTTCTATATCTCCTTTTTATCCCCGGGATCATCTTTTTTATCCCGTCTAATACTATGTATACAGTTAAAGTATTTAATAGTTTTGTTGTAAAAGGTTTTAGGGGTACACCCCCTTAAATCTTGTCGACAATATAGGGTCCCAATCTATCCTTCCCGGGTTGACGGATGTCGATTTCACGAACCATTCCCCTGAGGTCGTGATCCTGCTGTTCCTCGCCCTCGAAGTTCTCCCTGCCGACAATCTGCCAGTTCTCGATGATGTAGACCCCGTTGTCCCAATCTGCGGAGTGCTCGATGTCCTCGAACCTGTCGATTCCGATGCTCGCCTCTCCACCGAAGAAGTTACCGATTATCTGGCACATCCTTGCCCAGCCGTAGCAATCGTTCTCGGGGCACCTGAATCCCCTGAGTTCGCAGTACTTGAGGAAAGCCTCGACCGAATCCCTGCCACCGTTCCAGTGGAGGTAGATTCCGATCTTCTTGTCCTTGGTTGTGATTACTGCTCTGTTTCCCATTTTTCATATCTCCTTGGTTGTTCCCGGGATCGTATCTTATCCCGTCTAATTATAGGTATACATTGATAGTATTTAATAGTTTTGTTGTTAAGGGGTTTGAGGGAGCGGTTTTATGCCTTCCACTCGGTCTGGAGTGTTTTACCTCCACCAAGGATGTAGAACTGTATCGTTTGGTAGATGCCTTGGGTCGTGATGTCGCAGTCAAGGCAGCAGAAGTCATCCGCCTGGAACAATATCAGTCTGTCAAGGTGAATGAATTCACCGCTTCCGAACAGATCGTAGATGATGGGTTTTCCCTTCTCTATCTCCAGAGAACCCCCGACTGCTTTTCCGTCCTCATCGCGGATCAATGTTTTCTTGTCCCTGTTCAGTTCTTCGATTGCGTTGCTTGTTACATAGAAGCGCATTTTCCATTTCTCCTTTTCTGTTCCCGGGATCTTATCCCGTCTAATACTATGTATACAGTTAAAGTATTTAATAGTTTTGTTGTTAAGGGATAAGGGGTTTAGAAGTAGTTTTTCAGCAAATTGGTGTTGGAATACCACTTGTTGATTTTTTCCCAGCCCTTAACCCCATCGTGGGGCTTTCTGAGCCTTATCGCCCTCTCCAGTTCCTCGGCTTCCCTGACCAGCCTAAGCCAGTACTGGTTCGCCTTGGCTTCCTCCCGGGCTTCCTCATCGCACTGGGGGCAGTAGAACCCATCGAAGTCCTGACGGGGTGTTCCCTCTGCGTACCACTTGATTTTCATCTCGCATCCGTGCTTGCTACAGTTTGCCATTTTACATATCTCCTTTTCCCGGGATCGTGTTTTTTATCCCGTCTAATACTATGTATACATTAGTAGTATTTAATAGTTTGTATGTAAAAGGTTTAAGGGGTTTGGGATGCTCTTATTCGACCAATTCGCTGAAATCTGCGACACAATCGCCGTTGTCATCAAACACCATGAAAAGCCCACCCTTATCGCAGTCGGTGTACGCCTTCCTCTCGGTACGGGTGAGACGATCCCACTTGTAAACGGCAGCATACATAGCTTCGTTGAAGGTCTCGAACTCGATCTCGTTTCCAGTGTTCCCATCGTAGTATGTAAATGTGTATGTCATTTCTCATATCTCCTTTTTGATCCCGGGGTTTTACCCCGTCTAATACTATGTATACATTAGTAGTATTTAATAGTTTGTATGTAAAAGGTTTAAGGGGTTTAAGGTGTGATTTTACAACACTTCGAAGCGTGTCTCGGTGAGGATGTCGTTGAGGGTCATCGGATACCAGCCCGTGGGGAATTCCTCGTACATCATGCCATCCAGTACCCTGATGGCGTAGGTTGCCCCGGTTTCGTCACGGATGACCACGTTTTTCCTCTCCTTGAGTGCCTGCCATGCTTCACTTGCATTCATTTTACATATCTCCTGTTACCGGGATCCATCCCGTCTAATACTATGTATACATTATTAGTATTTAATACTTGTGATGATATTAGATTAAGGGGTTTTAGGGGGGGTTCCCCTTAAAGGTTGCGGATTTTCTGGCGAAGTTCCTCGATGCTTTCCTCCAGGTCCTCTATCTGCACCTGGAGCCATCTCCTTTCAAGTTCGTCTGTGGTCTCTTCAAGGACACCCTTGATTCTCCTGAGGGTTGCTCTCTTCCTTGCGATCCTCTCTTCCAAGATATCAATCATATCCATTTTACATATCTCCTTTTTTGATCCCGGGTTTCTTACCCGGTCTAATACTATGTATACGTTACAAGTATTTAATAGTTGTGTTGTAAAAGATTTAAGCGGTTTATGATCCTCACCCCCGGTTTGCGTACGTTGGGCATAGGATGGAGATATGTTGTGAAAAAGGGGCATTTTCGCCCCGTCCCAACGTTCTACGCCCGAAGGTGAGGGTTGGGGGTTGTCCCCCCTTGGTTTAAAGGGATAAGCCCAGCATATCCCTGATTTCGCCCTCCACGGCTTCCCTGTCGGGGTACTGGTCGAGTAGTGCTTCGTACTTGGCACCCCTTGGCTCCCCGTTGGCGTTGAATCCCATACCAACGAATACAACCTGCGAATACACTGCGAAATCCAGCATATCCTCGGATACGTCCTTGGAATCCAGATTCTCGGATATTACCACGGTTTTCATCAGTACGCTGGAATGTCCGACCTTGCCACGGCTGACGCTCGTGGTGTGGTTTGCTCCCCAGCGGAACACAATATCCCTATCGTACTTGACCAATCCCTTGGCAACCAACCTCTCGTATGCCTCGAAAAGGTCGTGGTTGTATCCCGTACAATCGTTGCTCAAGCCCCTGCACCTTCTCATGTATATGGGCTGGTTCTGCTCGACAAACTCGGGGGATGTGAGCCAATCAATCACATCTTCGGGGTATGCTGTGTTCTCTCCCTTTATCTTGCCGAACAGGGTGTCTGCCACGCCTTCAAGGACGTTTTCGGGGGCGTTCTTGAGATAGTCGGATACGTCGAAGTTAATCCACTTGTAAGACCTCATCCACTTGACCTTGAAGTCCCTGAAAGGTGTGTAATCAGCCTTGACCTCATCGTATCCGTACTTTCTTCCTACTTTCGCAAAGATTTCCTGCATTTTGCATATCTCCTTTTTTGGCTTAGTTGGGCTTTGTTCCCAACAATACCCCCTATACGTTGTTAGTATTTAATGGTTCCTATGTTATCAGAATATTCGTAATTTTCAGACTTTCATGTTATAATAATAGTGTAATAGGATAACGTAGTAACTATTAAATACTACTAATGTATTACTAATAATAGGGGGAATAAAACCCCACAACAAAGGAGATATGCACCATGAAAACCATCACAGGAGAATTGATTGATGTAAAGAACGAAACCGCTGAAAAAGCCACGATCCCGGCAGAGCTGGACGGTTATTACGATGCCATCCAGTGCTGTTGCATCACGATCGTGAGCCGTACCATCGGGGGTCGCAGATTTGATATCATCGCAGATGACGAGGGTCTGTTGAAAGCCAGCCCGAAAATCAGTGCAATCGACGACCTCGGCAAGCCTATGTTGGTTGGCAACCTGTTTGTCACCCAGCCGACCCCGGATGGGGATTTGAGAAGCCTCACCGAGGACGAATGCGACTGGGTGTTGGAACACGTTGAGCATCTGTATACCAAGCAGTACCCAGCAGGATACCCGATGCTAACGCAGTTGGGTTACTGAGAGGGGGTTATCCCCCTCAAACCCTTTATCATCACAAGTATTAAATACTAATACTGTATTACTAATAATAGGGAGAAAGATCCCGGGATCAAAAAAGGAGATGTGTAAAAATGGCTATCATGATTAACACTTTCAGAGAGGGCTACGGAATCGATCAGGTCAAGCGTACCATGACGGTCGGGGAGCTTATCAACTTTTTACAGGATTTCGACGAGGATGAACCAATCTACCTCGGATTCGACAATCAATACACTGTCGGGGGACTAACCGAGGGAATGTTCGAGGAACCCGAGGATGAAGTCGAAGATGATTATTACAAGGACGGGGAGTAAAAACCCCGTCCTTTTTTAAACCCCTTTATCATCACAAGTATTAAATACTTGTAATGTATACATATAATTAGGGGAGTAAGATCCCCGGGAGATATGTGAAATGACATACAAAGTCTGCCCCAGATGTGGCTTGAGATACACCGAACCCCCTGCACTGAGCAGGTACGCAGATGCTGAAATCTGTTCCAACTGCGGGATGGATGAAGCGATGAGGGCATACTTCGGACTGCCCCCGAAATCCTTCGCAGATTGGTACCAAACCCCCCAGAAGGAGTAATCCTTCCCTCAAACCTTTTACATCGGAACCATTAAATACTTACAACGTATACATAATAATGGGGGGAATAAAACCCCCCTTCCCCGGGTGATCCCGGGGATTAAGGTTTCAGGTCGCAACAATCGTCAGGGTTGGCGTTGATGTGAGCCTTGAAATATTCGTAGTGTTCGGGGTGATCCTCACACACGGTCAGCCGTTTGCACCCTATCAGGGGTTCCAGCATCGCCAGCTTGGTTTCAAGCGAGAGATGGTTGTAACCGCCCGATTTGACCGTCCACGGGGTGAAATCCATCGTGGGGAAGGTACGTTTGATGAACGTATTTACCCGAAGGAACTCGACCAGCACCTTTTCGACAGGCGAAGCAAGGATGGTGTCTAAATCGACATATTCGGGTATGTAGGGGCTCATCCTTATCTGGGTATCTATTCCCCGTTTGTAGAGCCTTTCAGCTGCGTCCAGCCTATCTATCGGACTCGATGCTATCTCGAAGCCATGGGGTGCCTTATCGCCCGTAGATGTGACGGATACTTGAACGTGACCGAGATCCCGGGAGATGGCATCGCAATCCGCTACCGTTGCCGATTTGGTGACAATCAAGTACCTTATACCCCGTTCGTTCAATTCGTTGATTAACCACTCCGTATGCCCGTATACGGACTCGATGGGCTGGAACGGGTCTGTCATACCTCCCAGCCTTAAAGTCGATCCCGGGGGCACCTTATCCAGCTTCCTGCGTACCTTATCCCTGTCGGCACATGCTGGCTCGATGGGATTCCAAAGACCACGAAAAGCCAGTAGGCTACGGGCGTAGCAATACTGGCAGTTGTGTTGACATCCTTTGCCGTACATATCGAGACGGGTCGGGTACTTGCAACGGGCACCCTCCCCACCTCCGACCGTCTTATAGAAACTCTTGTATTCGTCCATTATCTCACTCTTTTTAAGATACTTGTAAACATAGAAAAAGGGGGAGGATCCCCCTGTTTATTCCTTCACCTTGAATATCTTGTACGGCACCTTATCAACCATCTTACGAACCACGGTTGTTCCCAAGCGTTTGTTTATCTGCTTGACGAAAGCTGGCAGGGCAATAGCCTGCATACCAGATTCGATGCAGTAATCACGATATTTGTCGTAGACTTCCTTGGTGCTGTTATTGTATACAGCATCCTCGCCAATATCCTCGATGAAACCGATAATCGGATTATTCTGCTTATCGATGTTCTCAAGTTCTTCCATGATCCCGGGGGTGACTGTGAATCCGTTGTTATCCAGTACCCTCTGCAACCCTTCCACACCGATACGGATGAAATACTCCATGCTCTCGATAGTGGTCAACTTATCCTTGATATATGGATCATAATCGGGATCATTGGGACTGAATACAGCCTTGAACGGAACAGGGATGATACGCCTCTTAACCGCTCCCGTTTTATCCTCGATACGGGGCATATTGTTGGCGGAGAACAACATCTTGGTGTACGGGCAGAACTCGAAACTCGGTAGATTCTTGAACTCGGCACTGATACGGTCACCAGTTACCACCTTCTTGAACATACTTGGGTCGGGAACCCATGTTTCGGGAATATCATCCCCGATGTTCGCCATCTTGTTGAAAAGTTCGGCAGGTTTGAAGCGTTGTGTCAGATCTTGAAGGTTCAAACTCGCAACGTTATCCTCCCCTATGATTGTGCGGATAATCGACAGATACGTGGACTTACCGTTGCTGGCATCCCCCAATAGCAGGAACGCCTTTCCAATCTCGTTACGACGATAGAAACAGTATCCGATTATCTCTTCCAGCAATGCCCTTGTTGACGGGTCGTAGCAAGCCAGCTTATCCAACGTTCTGTCTGCTACCTCGCTGTAAGCATCGGGATTGTAGTTCCAGTCGATTATATTGGTGATGATGTTCTCGGGGTTGTGTTGTCCCAACGCACCGCTCCTCATATCGTATGTACCGTTCTTGAACGCTATCAGATAAGCAGGGGCACGCTTGGAGAACGTCTGTATACGATCCTTGGAACGGTTGAGGATTTCGTTCCTCTGGGAGTATGTCAGGTCTGGGAGAAATTCCAACATCTTTCCCCTTATCATCTCGTCCCCGTTGACGTATATGCCATCACAATAGATGTGGAGTTGCTTATCCAGTTTGATGCCATAACATTCCCTCATGAAATGTTCCTCGAACTGACGGACTTGGAGCTTACCCCTATTATCATAAAATGACTCCGATGGGAACGAATCATCTCTCAGGATGGTTTCGATTTCACGTTCAGGCAGTTGATCCCGGAGAACGAAAGCGTTGATGATACGGATAGCATCCCTTGCTTCCTCTTTCGTCAGCCCAGCTGCCTGCAACGTCAGGATATGTTTGAACAGGGCATCGTTGCGACCATCCCCCTCCCCCATCTCCATGAAGTTGGGGCAGAAACGCATAGGGGTGAGCCACGCTGGGAGTGGGCCTATCTCATCGGTTTCGTAGATAACCTCCCTTTCCTTCCTATCCTTCTTGAGAATACATATCCCTGATTTCGTGCCTAATTTGACGTCTACGGTCAATCCGATAGCACAAGGTACTTGGGTCTTGGTTGAGGGGAGATTGTGCCCCAAAAAGAAAGCATGCACCCCTCTGGTGGTTTTATGCACACGGCACTTGACCCCGAGAGCCTTGATGATCTCGACCAGCTTCGCACCTTCAACCTCATCATCAACATCGACCAGTATTGCATTCTCCGAGAGGATCCCGGCAAACTCTGGCAGGTTCTTGATTTGGTTGTATGTATATTGATTCTCGGGGTTCTTGTAAGCCCTTGCTGGAACTTTGTTCTTTGTGATGATGAATGCGGAAAAGAGTTTGTCTATGTTGTCTTGGCTCATGGGGTCTTATCTCCTTACCTCTATGTTGAATTTATCCCGTATGCGTTCGATTGCTAGGTTCAGGTACCAATCCCTGTCCAGATAGTCGGGGATGGGGACATCTGTAACCGATTCATTCCATATAAAACACTTCTCAGGCGTGTTGGCGAACTTCTCGATTGTCCCACCTTCCGCCTTGACCTTCCCGATGATGCCGTCCTCTGGACGTTTGGATGCGAATACACGGAAGGTTTTATCTGTCAACCTATGGTTATTCAACGTACCGTACGCATACTTATTCGACACCTTAACGACTTTCTGGAAGTCTATCAACCTGTCACTTGCCATGATGGTGTCACGGGGATGTACTCCCTCGACCAGATAGTCGGTTATAGCCCGGTTGACAATCGGCAGGTCGTTGTCCAATGGGTTGAGGGACTTCACGTATGACCCCTTGGACTTGTATTTACCCTTGTGGTCAACCACAACGTAATTGTTGACGTCTCCCTGGTACACCTTCTCATATTCATCGTATGCCATCTTCAACCTCGTACGATCCTCCCATTCGGAGATTATACCCTTGAGTGCATCCACATCCTTCTTCTTGACAAGAACGAGGATACCGTCTGTGTTGGACTGGATCAGCTTGCACACAGGCTCAATCTTCTCCACCAGATCCAGCAACAGCACCTGACCGAACACGCATACCAGATTGCGATGAAGGGGGTCGAACATCTTGTTGTATTTATCACCCATCGCTCCGTATGTGATATTACAGATGAGCTTATACGGCTCCCTCTCCGCCTTCTTACCTTCCGCTTTCAACCTCAAGGATGTATCCAGCACATTCGTGAAACGCTGGGGTTCATGGACTGCCCTCGATAGCAATCCATACTCAACCATGAGTGACGGGTAGAGTTGGTTCACATCCGCCATGATAAGAACCTCATCTGGCTTGCAGATGTAATTGAACTTAGGTATGGCACCGTGTACCCCACCCCATGCGAACGTGTGGGGAACCCCGGATACAATCGTGTCGAGGAAATTGTCTTTGGAGTAGTAATGATTCTTAGGATCCAAGAACCAGTCTGCGATGTGTTGGTACTTATCCAGCCTCAACGTGTCAGGTAAGCGGATAGACCATTCATCTTTCGTTGTCACGGACTTGGCACCGAGGATGACGGCTGCCAACTGTGCCTGTGTCATACCTATGAAACTGGCATTGAAACCGAACGTCAAGAGTAGTTGCCTATGACTGTCAAACATCGGTTTACGGCGTAGGAATACCTCGATGGTCTGCTCCACATCGTGGCGGTTGTACTTGAGGATATCCGCTATCATATCGGGGGTGAATTCTCCATCATAATCGAAAGGAATGGTGGTCTCACGGATATCATTTCCCATGAACGCTTCCAGCGTTTTCAAACCGTTACGACCCGTGTATACGTCATAATTGTTGATGGGAAAGTTCTTCCTTGTCACATCCGAGAACTCACGACCCTTGCGTTTATACTGTTTACCGTCACTGTCGATCCCGGGCTTGATTATCCAGTCGCTCATTTCCTTCGGATTGAAACCGCAAAGAATGGCTTTGAAAATCCATTGGTCATAGTCACGACAGTTGTAACCGACAAATATCTCGTTCTTATGCTGGTCATAAAAAGCTTTCAGTTCGTCACGGTCATTCACTATGACCTTTTCCTCTTGACGGATGGGGTCTATGAACACCACCGTCCAGAGATTTTTGAATACTTCGAAATCAAAGAAGATCAAACTCATAGGGGGTACTCCTTCCATAATAAGTCCCGTGGGTTGCCCCACGGGATAAAGTGTTTATTCGTTTGTAGACCAGTTGGATACTTTCGGAGGCTCGTAATCAGAAGGAACCTCGAAAGGACCATCCTCGACCTTGTATGTCTTGTATCCGTTCTTGTCCTCACCGTAGTTGAGAACATAGCTGACCTTTGTAGCAAGTTCCTCCTGAACCCCTGCCAACATGACCTCGAACTGCTCGAAGCTGGTGAAAGAGATATTAGCATCCTCATCCAACTGTTTGAGGAACTGCTTGGCATTGTGGATACCGAAGGCACTCTTCATCACGAAGTTTGCAAAGATCATGGACTTCTTGAACTGTCCAGCCACAACACGAAGCCATACGACCATCATGGGGTTGCCGTTCTTGGACATCTTCATCTCGAACTTCTCGGGTACGACCTCGTACTTACCGACAGGAACCTCGGGATAATCCCCCTTGACTGATTTACCAGCCTCAAGGTCTGCGATATCCTGCAACATCTGCTCATCAACTTTGAATGCACTCCAATCCATCAATCTCACTCTCCATCATCCTTTCTTTTCATTATTCTTCTTTTAGGTGTTTCATCAACCGCTACGTCCTCGGTAGGAACCTCGGTTACAGGTGCTTCCTCGACCTTGGGTGCAACGACCAGCTTGTCCACATCGTAGAGACCGCAGACGGCTTCGTATGTAGCAGGGATGGTCTGACCGATGAATCCAGCCCTTCCCCCACCGAACACGACCTCGGAAGGCTTAATCATGATTCCTCTCTCGTTCCCCTCGGCATAGAACCTGCCAGTGAAATCGACCATTCCAGAAATCTTGAGTGCAACCTTGTCACGAAGGTTAGGTTCGAGTTTGTTGATCTTGTCCCCGGTTTTCTTTGTGATATCACCCATGACCTCATGAGAAATCAGGATGATGTTCTCACAATCAAGGCTCAACAGTTTCTTGATGGTTGTAATGAACTCGTCATCAACGAGTGCCCAACCCTTTCCGTATCCACCGTCCGACTCGTGCGTGTATCCCTCACGGTCAAGGATGAAGTGTCTGCAATGCTGGTACACATCTTCAAGGAGGTCTACCACGATGGTCTTGAACTCATGGTTGTTCATGTTCAGTTCATCGAGGGTGTCCTTGAACACTTCCCAAGCGGATTTCGCAACCCTCCCCTCCATGGTGTCCTTGATGGCAACATAAGGGGCATCAACGAACTTGACGTTCCCATCGGTGTTCAGCATCAACACATCGGGGAATGTGTTGGCAAGGTATGTCTTTCCACTGTACGGTGCCCCGTAAATCCACATCGTTTTCTTTGCGATGTGGTTGAGGGTTCTTCTCTCGTTCTTTGGCAACGCCATTTTATTCAACTCCTTCTGGGGTCATACTCCCCATTGTTTCTTACATATACGTTCAACTATTTAATATATTTGTTATAGTTTAATTTCCGAGCGTGGCTTGGTTTTGATCTTCTTCACAGCTGTTTTAACCTCGGGAATGATGGGTTTCTGACAAAGTGCCTTATATCCACAACTGCTACAATACTCATTTTCCCTTGGTTCAAACTCCGTTGCGTTCTGCATACGCTCTACATCCTGCCAGAACAGGTCAACCGCTTCCTGGTCGTAATCAACCCAGACGGTCTGTATCTCCATGCCACGTAGGGTATCTCTCAACCTCTTACGGAACATGTGTAGATCTTCACCCTTCTTCATTCTGATAAAGGACTTCGGTACACACATATAGCACATGTATTGAGGACGTTCCTCCAGCTCGCTTGCATAGAGGGATAACTGAGGACTGGTAGCGTACTTGTCCGCATGGTTGGAGTATTTGATATCCACCATGAGGGGGTGTTCCAGATAGTCGATATAGCCGATGAATCTATCTGATTTCAGTTCTACTTGGAACTGACCTTTGTTCAGGCGTTCACGTACCTTGGGAATCCAATGCTCAAGCTGGATTGTCCAATTGATATGTTCGTCAGTTATGATGGGATACTGGCTGTAATAGTAGTCTATTCCAGCCTGTACTCCATGTTCGATCCCGGTATCAAGGGCTTTCCCAAGAATCAGGGGATTGCTTGGAGATAGGTCTACTTCCTCTTCCAAGCCGTCTATGTATCTGCACTTGTACTTGAACGGACACTGCCTCCATGTTTCCACCCTGCTATGACTAACCTTACTCATTTTCTCCAACCTCTACTAAGCAACAAACTCTCAATCTCATTCACAAACTCTTCGTAATCTTTCGGATACAGCAGTCTGGCATATCCACCCGCTTTTCTGATCTTGTCGATGTTCCATAACTGCAAATCCGATGCCTTACCATTCGGTGCCTTTATCTCCAAACCTGCGAACATACCATTCGGTAGGCATACCAGCAAATCAGGTACACCCGAACGTTGAACCCCGTTGGAGAATGTTTTGAGTACCCAGCAACCTTTCGATTCAAGGTACTTCCTCACTTTCATCTCATACTGTTTCTCTGGCCCAGCCATTTCACTCAGCCTCCTTGAACAGTTCAACTGTGTAATCATGCCCCTCTTCAAGAGCTTCGTAGATTCTTTCCTCGATACTGTGTTCCGTCACAAGATACCAATACATCTGTGGATGCTCCTGTCCAAGCCTATGAATCCTTGCTTTCGCTTGATCCCATAGCTCACAGGACAACGGTGGACTGAACATGACCATCTTATTAGCCTTCTGGAGATTCAACCCGTGTGCCCCAGCTTGGTATTGCACCAATGTGACACTTTGAGAGTCATTCTCATAGGCTGTGAGGTCACGACCGCTACCGTTCACGTATGACATTTGCTTTCCAAATTTATCGCATAGTTGTGAAATTTTTACGAATTCCTCGTTAAAATTATAGAAAACAATCAAACGATCCTCAGTGGACTCCAGAAGGTCTGAAAGTGCTTCAAACTTACCTTTGTTCAAGAATGAGCATAACTGACGTTCCACAAGCATCTTTTTAAGGGCAGTATCGCCAACGTACTCAATTCCGTCAATTATGACAATTCTGCTCTTTTTGAATCTGCGATAATCCGGGGTTCCTTTCACCTTGACTGTCTGTTCGGTCATGGATGGTAGGTCAAGCACATCATCTGAAAGCATGAACACCGCTCCAATCTTACGGAGATTGTCCTTCAATTCCTCGATACGCTTGTAACCGAGTATCTTGTAATACTTATCACCAGTGGGAACAGGTGTTCCCCCACTCCAGTCTAACTTATCAATTAACTCATAGTCAATATACCTATTGAAGAAGTACGTCTTGGTTATGTTCGCTCCCAGAAGTTTGATCTGAGTATACAGGTTCTCATACTTCCCGTTGCATGGTGTACCCGACAGCAGGATGACGTTCCTCGGTCTGAGGGACATGATGAACTGTGTCTGCTTTGTTTTCGCATGCTGGACTTTCGATGACTCGTCCAACATGAGGGTGAAGTCCTTTAGTTGATACAACTGTTTCCTTCTCCAAGCGGATTCGTAGTTCACCACTATGACCCCCGGTTTGACCTCGGCATCAGGTTTGGTGAAATCAATCACATCCAAGTCCGTATAGGTTTTGAAATGATTGACCCAATCCGCTACCTTGGACTTCTGACAGATACAGAGATTGTATGCATTGTTGTAACGCAGCATCTGCTCGCATCCAACAAAGGTTTTCCCCGTTCCCATACCCATATAGTATGCGACACGGTTCTTCTCCTTGGTCTGTTCTAGGGCATCCAGTTGATGCCCTTTGAATAGCGGTCTCAACATGATCCTCCGTCCATGTACTTACGGAAGCCAGCTTCGTTAATGAAATATGTCCACCGCCCTTTATCTTTGATACGTGTAGCGGTAGCCCAGCTGAACTTCCCTTCCCGAATCAGTACCCGAAGGAACTGTTCGGAGATCTGCATTTCCTTACTTGCCTCCTTGATGGTCAATTTTCCCATTGAATCATTCCTTTCATAAGTTGATAACAGTATCTTTATTTAATACTTATTGTCGAAAAAGTATCTAAATAAGATACTCACAATGTAATTTTATTATCCTGAAATAACGTTGTCAACGTATTTTTGAATAATTTTAAGATATTTTTAGCTTGTTTTGGTTGTTTGAAGTATCTTTTTCAGATATATTATTGATAGGGGGTGATACCAATGAAATTAGGACAAGAGATAAAACGACTCCGACTTGAGCGTGGATACACCCAACAGCAACTCGGTGACATGCTTGGAGTACAGAAATCAGCCGTGCAAAAATATGAGAAGGGTACGGTGAAGAATCTCAAGCAAGAAACCCTGTCTAAGTTATGCAAGATCTTTGACGTCAACCCATCGGTTTTCCTTGATTGTATCTATGACACCGACCAGTTAAGTCGGGAAGTGAAACTGTTAGAGGAAATGTCGATGTTATATGGAAATCAAGCCGTTGAACTTCTGGAATGTTTCACGAAACTCAATCAGCAAGGTAAAGCCAAGTTGTATTCGTATGCCAAGGATATGACTGAGATAGGCAAGTACGTTGAATGACGGACAACATAGAATTGAAGGGGAATGATACATCATGAGGATGCCTAACGGATTCGGTTCAATTGTCAAGTTACCGGGGAGTAGACGGAAACCATACGGAGTGCGAATCACCGTTGGATGGAAGGGCGGTAAGCAGGTTCGGAAGTACCTCAGTTATCATACCAACCTCCAAGAAGCGTTGACGGCACTTACCGAATACAACAAGAACCCGTATGACCTCGATGTTAAGAAGGTGACCTTTGAGGATATATGGGAGATGTGGAAGAAGGACAACTGGGACAAAGGTGCGGAAGCCACTCAGAAGGCTTGGATAGCTGGATACAATCATTGTGAGCCTCTAAGACAGAAACCCATACGGGAAATCAAACTGGTTCACATTGAGGATATAATGAGGGACAAAGGACGAAGCACGCAGGCTCATATCAAAACAGTATGCTCCAAGGTATTCAAACACGCCTTGAAGCATGAGTTCATAGACAAGGATCCAAGCAGTCTTATCGAACTGAAACGTGCCGAAGAAGCGGAAAAGGTTCCATTCACAAACAAGGAGATAAATGATATCTGGAAACTGGCTGAAACGGACGAGTTCAGTGAATTGTTATTGATCCTGCTTTACAGTGGAATAAGGATAAAGGAATTGCTCCTTATCCGTCAAAAAGATGTTCATGAAGATTATATCATCGGGGGTATCAAAACGAAAGCGGGGAAAGGACGTATCATCCCGATTCATAGTAGAATCAGACCGTTCATCCAGAAACGTCTTGATGGGAACGAATTTCTGGTTCATAATGAAGAAGGAAAACCATTGACATACGCCATGTTCCACAAACCGTTCCTGAAACGTGTCAGCGGACATACCATCCATGAAACACGACACACTTTCATCAGTCGGATGCATACCCTTGGTATCAACGAAACCACAATTAAGATGATTGTCGGTCACTCTCAGAAGGATGTTACCAGCAAGGTTTACATCCACAAGATGAAGGACGAACTGGTCAATGCGGTTGAGAAATTGGAATACGATTTGTAACCTGCTTGTAGGTTACGAAATCAAATTCCTTCCAATTAAAACGAAGTGAAACCCCGTTGCTACGGGGTTTTTCCTTTGTATCAAGGGGTTGAAATTATTATGGTAATAACTATTTTCAAGCCCGAAACCCTTGATACATAAGGGTTCGGACTTGATTTGTAACCTTTAAGTAACCTGGACATTCTTGACCTTGATTTCACAATTATCAGGGCTGAACGGTTTACCGGGATCAATCCTGACGATTCTAACCCCCTCCTGATAGCCATTGTTCATAGCCCATTCCTTGAATACTTTGTAGTCCTGCCAGTCGTTACATATCTCCTGACGGCACATATTCATGTGAACATGGTAGAGTTTGGTTCCAGCATCGCCATGGACGGTCTTGGAACATCCACATGACTTACTCTGTCCGTTCATCAGGTTGGTTGCATAGATGACCTTCTCATTGCCACAATCACACTGACACAGCCACCTGCTTGAACCACCCTCGACCTTTTTGATTGCTACCAGCTTACCGAATCTCTTTCCTGTCAAATCGTTTGCTCTCATGTTATCATACCTATTTAATAATTTTATTATATTTAAATTCTACTGTTAAAGTATTGCATCCGCAATCGCTCGGGCAATACCCTTGTATCCGACTCGATTGTATAACGTCTGATCTGTCTTATTGTCAAGGAAGAACATCTCAACCAGCATAGCCTTAGCATTCGTATGCTTGATGACATAGAGGGATGACCCGTCCTTGATACCCCGGTTACGGAATCCGATGTCCTCCAATGAGTTACACGTATCAACCGCCTCAGGCAGCTTCCGTCCCTTGTAGGTATGAACCTCCACCCCGTTGGCTGAATGTTTGGCGGATGCGTTGCAATGAAGTGATACGAACAGGTCGATGTTCTTACCGTTAGCCATCTCAACCACTCGTTTGAGGTAGGCGTTCTGACTATCGGCATAATTGACGGTTGAGTTATGAACAGTATGACCCTTCGCTTTCAATATTCTGATAAGTTCATTCCCGACAGCCCGTGTGACCTGTGATTCCTTGAATGAACCTGATACTGCTCCGTATCCGGGTCCTTTGGTAGTGTGTCCACAATTAATACTCAATCTCATGATGTTATCATCCTTTCTAAGAAGTTTAGTTAAGAAGTTTAGTTAAGAAGTTTAGTTGATGAACGGCCAAGCAAGATTAGCCACTATGTCCCCAATCCAGTATTTCGTTTTCCTGCGTAGGTACTCCTTGAAATGAGCGTTGTGAGCATCACTCAACCCATCCTCAAGGAACGCATGGGCGTGACAGAACTCGTGCCACAGTACGGACATTTGAAGCCATCCGAGGTCTTTGTCTACGAAACTATCATCGAGGTATATCTCACAATAGAGATGCTCGTATGGGAACTGACGACATAGACCCATTGTATTTCCTCCAAGGTCTTTGTACCCCACGAATATGACATCTTCGGGATTGAGGTCGTATTCCTCGCACCATTCTACGAGTTGATATTTTATGTTCTGTACTTTGCTTGTCATTTTACCTCTCCGTTGTGTGTCCCTTAACAACTGAATCAACCAGTTTCAAACACTTGTCGAACATCAACGTTTTAATCTGTTCCGTGTCTACGTTGATCCATTTGGTACGGTACTCAGTCCATGCTTTCTGGATGGAGTCCTCCCCGATGTCACCGCAGATATAGTAGTCATAACGGTCAATCAGTTTGTGAAGGTCGTGCATCTGCTCGGCTAATACTGGATTGATATGCTCGATGCGGTTCGCAATCTGACCAATCCACCATTGCTTATAGTCCCACTCTCCACCACTCATTTGGATTCCTCCAACTGCTTTATCCTGCGGTTGATGTACCACACCGCTTTTTGAAGGTCTTGAACCTCTTTGGATGGGTCTTTCTTACCTGCTCTGGATATGTACTTGACGGCATTTCCAAGGCAGAAATCAAGCCCCCAATCCTCTATGACCTCGATGGTCTCGAACTTACCAGCGGTGTAATGGCTGGGATGGTTCACGGGGTCGTTCTCAACTATCGGTTCGGATTCAACGATAGGAACCCAGTTTGTGTTACAGTTTCCACACTCGCACCACTTAGAAGTCGGATTGTCACTATAACATTGCGACCAACCGCATTCACAACGATATTTAGTCATCTTCACACCTGTCCCGTTGAACCAAACCCACCGTTACGGCTCTCGGTCGGTTTAACCTCACCACTCATGATGCCGAACGGGAGAAATATCCCTTGAGCGAAGCGTTCACCCTTTTTCAAGGTATAAGACTGCTCCACGGTGACTTTCAGCTTGATCGTATCCCGATAGTCCTTGTCGATGATTGCGACTGTGTTGATTATCCTCAGCCCATACTTGAAAGACAATCCAGAACGGGGAACTATCGCCATGAACCAGCTTGTCGGATAGGTCACGCAGACGGTGTGAGGATAACCATCGTCTGGAATCGGTCTGCCCTGATGTGTGAAATACGGGTACTCGGTTCCATCGAACTTAATTCCCGTGTCGATCGTTGTCCAGATCCCGGGGAACAACTTGTATTCCTCTGGGGAATAGAAGTCGTAACCAGCGGAACCAAGCGTTGCCCTTCTGGGCATTGTTTCTGGTGTTTCACTTATCATTCTTTCACTCTTCCACACGATTTCTTTCCTTCTGGACACTTACCAGTAGCCACACATGATGCCCCAGCGTTCTCGAACAGGATCGGAGCGACCTCCTTGACCAGTTCAAGCATCTTGTCGGCAAGTTCCCTGATCTCCCACTGGGCACGGGTGCAACAACGGAGATTGAAGAAGTGCCTTAATTCACGACCGTTCATCGTGACAACAAGGTTGGTTGTGCAAGCATTAGGCAGGATGTAGCGTGCATCCTCTTCGGGGATTCCTGCATTAATCATGCGTTCATACAATTCCCCGATGGACTCCATGAGGGACTCGAACTCCTCGCTAGCAAGGGTCGAGTTGTTACCCGACTCCGTGTTCCAGTAATCATCGGTAACTGTGGTCATGAAGCTCTCAGGTGTCACAAAGTCAAATTGACTTTCATTGACTTTTCCTGACATCTTGACGTACCTCTGACTCTGCTGACTGTACGATGCCATCCTGTGCCTGACCAGTTGGTGAGTCAATGCTCTGGAAACACCAGACACAGCAAATGTAAACACCGCATGTTCTGCCACAGACTCATGACCACTGTCAAGAGCGTGCTTGAGCGACCTCAAATCCTCGTCCTCCCAGAAGAAGTACGTGTCCTCGATATGGTACATCCGAGGTATCTCCTCAGAGACGCAGGTCTTGGCAGCCATGTTGCAAACATGCTCAGACCCTCCGTATCCCCAACCATCCTCATCCAGCACGTTGGTACACGCTACAAGTTCTACTTTCATTCTTTCACCGTCACGTTAATCTCTATCTTCTCACCACAGAACGGACAGTATCTGAACTCCCACCCTTCAACATCGACGGTTCCTGCATCTATGTCTACCGTGGCACACTCTTCCAGCATTTCCTTCATATCCTTACAACAATATTCGAATCTCATTTCAATACCTCTTTGGACAATCAAGGGCAGTACCATCAAGAGCGGTGTGTATTCCGATGCAATCCATATTCTTGGACTTCTTGATGGCACATATTTTGACACCTAATTCGTTTGTTTCACAATCTGGACAAGTGGCACAATACCTGATGAACCGCTTAACTGCGTGATGTGGGTACTTATCCTGTCCTTTCAATCTCTAACTCTCCTGTTCCACTTCTCTATACATTCATCCAAGGTATCCCCTGTCTTCATCGTCCCACAGGTCTCACACTTTATGAACGGTGCATAGACGGACTTGACTGTGAATACGTCCCATCCGCAAAACTGACATGGTTTGAGTTCGGTCATTCGACCACCTTCTCGTCTATGACTTCCCAATCATCCGCCATGATTCTGGGGAACGACAACTCGCAGAACTCCCTGTGACCAGTATGTTTGATGTGTGTCCACAGATCACTGTACTCAAATAGCGCGCCCGAATGGTTCGCCGTACGGGTTCTGATCTGATACACGACATAGGGTTCCGACTTCCTGTGGAACTCCCCTCCGTTCGCTTTCTCCACCACTTCGAACAGGTTCATTCGACCACCTTCCATTTGGAGACCATGTCCTTGGGTTCTATGGTCACGTAAGTACCTCTTACGGGGTTCCTGAACCCGCCATCGAAATTCATCATCATGGGAGTGGTCTCACACATCACGGTCTTACCATCCAACACTGCCTTGAGTGCCTGCTTGAATGTGAGGGTGAATTCCTCGCTCATTCGAGCACCTTCCACTTGGCTTTCTGTACAGTGGCTAATATCGAACACTCTTCCCACTTCGTGAAGTAGTTATTCTCGTGGGAATCCTCGAATCTCCCATTGTGGAACCTGTATGCATACCATTTATTCTTCTCACACACCACGACCTTCCCAACCAGCATAGCCGTGAGTGCCTGCTCGAAGGTGAGGGGATACTCCTCATAGATTTCAATTCCTTCAAAGTTTAACCAAGGAACCCAGCCCTTGGTATACCAAGCATTGACCATCAGGTTCCCATTGCAGTCGAATTTATACAACGCCTTATCCTTATCACGATACATCGTCTTCCCATCTAAGAGGGCCTGCATGACATCTCTTCCATTCATTCGACCACCTTCGGGATGTTTCCAGGCTTGAATCCGGGGCAACCGTGTTCACGTTCGGAGCAGGGGAGTTTCATGTTCCTCTCCATATCGAAGAAGCGTTCATCCTTACTTGCACATATCTCACATAGTTCACAGTGCATGATCTTGTCTCCATATCTTGTATCTATCAATTAGTATTTAATGGTTATCATCTATTTGTATGATATTTGTTACTTGTACCCCTATTTATTATCTTGTATCTATCAATTAGTATTTAATGGTTATCATCTATTTGTATGATATTTGTTACTTGTACCCCTATTTATTATCTTTTTATAATAAGAAAATCAAATGTTGTAATGTAATTTGATTTTCATGTTTTAGAACGAGATAAGGGGATTAACTAACAACTAACAAATCGTTCATTTCAGTTTATAAATGGTATATAAAGAGTATTTAAAGAAATGATTTGTTAGTTGGTAAAAATCATCTATCAAATACTATCAAATCACCATCAAATATCATGCGACCCTTTAAATACTCAAAGCGTGTTTTCATATATGGGTTTGTCTCCTTTGTTTGCTGGCATTTCCAAACCCATTACGCCCGAGGGATGTTTTTGGGGGTCTGTCCCCCGGGCGGTTCATTCATCATGGACAGGATCGTGGTCCCTCGACCACTCACCGTTCACCATGTTTACACTTCACTCTGCTTATAAGCCACGTATGATACAACCGTTCCAGCTCCCACACTGTTCAGGAGGTTGATCGTACTTGCTGACAGGGTGTAGTCCTTACCCCGGATAGCATGTAGACCGTTGATGTAAACGACCAACGTATCATACTCAACCCCTATTGTCACCGATGTCTCCCCGTCCGATGTGGTTTCATAGTACCCCTCGGATACAGTGGTTGTGAGCGTACCAACGGTTGCCTTCATCTCAGTGAACAGTCCATCGAACTCGGTTTGGTTGTCGGCGTACTGGGTATCGAATCTGCTCACCTGACTGTTATAGTAGGTGTTGAATTTGCTCTCCAATCCACTGTAATAGGTATCGAACTTGGTGTTCAGCTCACTATAATAGGCATCGAACTCCTGCTGACTATCAGCCATGAAGCTGTCGAACGCACCCTTGACCTCAGTATAGTAGGCATCGAACCTTGCCTTGTTCTGATCGTAATACTCCTGATACTCGGCCTCAACCTTGGCATAATACTTCTCATAGGCATCGTTCCACTGCTCGAACAAGGTTGATGTATCCACCTGCTGGACAAGGGATGTGACCCATGGACAGTCAGCGGAACCACGCTGGTCAGAGATGTTCAACTGCTGGATAGCGGTTGTCTGCGGTGCTATTGTGATGTTAGCCAATCTGTACTCGTAAACGTCCTCAGAACGCTCCATAACGGGAGCAACGGGGCTGGAGGATGCTGTACCCTTCTTGACCTCGATTGTTCCAGCACGGACGGTTTCTGACGTGTCTATGCGAACGATAATTGAGTCTATCCTTGTCAGAGTGACCTCGGATGGATCCAATGTCAGAAGCATCTCAGCATCGTTTATGAGCCATTTATCCTTGAAGATTCCACGACCGGGTTTGACTGTGACGGTCATATCATCGTTGGCATAGACTTGAAGATAGTCGGATGCCGTTCCCTGCTGGGTTGCAAACACACCGTTACTGATAAGCAACTCATACGGTCTGCTCATATCCTCTGCCTTGTATAATCTATCCCTATCTACTGAATCGAAATATCCGCATTTAATCATTTACTGCGACCTCCTGGTACTCGAATGTCGGGATGATACTATGTCCATTCTCATCGAAGCTTTCAATGACCTCGGTGATTCTGGCACTGGTGGAAACCCCGTAATCGTTCATGACCTGCACTATATCGCCTAAGTTGTAATCTACTCCATACTTATAAGAATAATTAGGTTCCACTTCCCCCTCGAACGAGATTGTGGTGCCGTATTCCCCAAGAGCCTCGATTCCCCTTGCTTTCAGCGTGGCATCGTAATCGATTGTCTGTCCTTCCTCCACTTCTGACGATACATCCCTAGCATCGACATAGAGTTCATACCTGTCATAACCAGTCCTGTTCCCGAGGATGTACCTTCTACGGTTGACCCCTTCACCCTCCCCAGCAATAAGGGCAACGTTCTTGAGATTCGTCCAATCTATCTTGTACTTAGAAGATATGACATTATCAAACTCGGGAGAGAAAACCACATGGTCGTTGACATCCTGATTGTATGACCTGTCAAGTCCCTCGTACATCTCGAACACCAAGCGGTTGGAATCATCCAGCCTCATACGGGAACCGTAGTTGTATGCCGAGCATATCTCGATGATCTTCTCACCGAGTTGGGAGTATGTGACCTGTTCGGATATGGTAGCAGGGAGACCCACCCTATCTCCCAAGATGATGTTATCCAGTACACGAGCTGCCATGGATGGATTGATGACATTATCCGTGATGAGCTGGCGTACATAGTCCTCGACTGTTCCCGAATAGTTGGTCTGTTGCCAAACCACCCTCTGATTGAGTAGGTTGCGAGCATCGTCCCCGACAGCAATCAGGAAGTCCCCCTGTTCCGTGTCGGTATCCAGCTCGACAGATCTGAGTCTGCACACCATATCGTCATCGTTACGGACGAGGTAGTACCCCTCGTTCATGGTTTCTATGTATTCATTGCACGCCCTGACGTACAGCTCACAGTCCCCGAACTTGGAGTACCTTTTCGCCCATATCAATGACTTGAAATCATCGATGACGGCTATCTGCTCGAAATGTTTGTTCAATACATACAGATCCATTACTCACACCGCCTGATACTTTGTTCTATGAGTGAACACCACGTTCATGTCTGCGGAACCTTCCTCCGCTTCGTAGGTGAACAGGTTATCACCCTTCCCAAGATTGAGCCATGTTGATTCCCTCACGACTTTGTTGATACAGTTGCTCAAGGTGGTTTCATGAAGCAACGTGACCGACTTCCTTCCCCTGCTCGTATTGATGGTCAGGATATCGCTTTTCTCCATCGTGATATTGAGGGAGAACGACTCACGGGTTGCCACGTTGTAGATGGTCGGATTGACAACCGTACCCGTGGCTGTGATCTTGACGATAAGCCCGGTTTCATCCTCACCCTCGTTGATGACATTGACTATCCTGTTCTTGATATAGATAGAGAACTCGATAGCCTCATCTGTTATGGTGGGGGTATCAACCCCCTCGGCTCCGAAGGCAAAGGGGAATTCAAAGTTCCCCAATACCTGCGATACATCCGTCACTATCTCATCAACAGACTGGAAATAAGGGTCTGGACAGATGATGCTTATCTGCATCTGTTCCGAGTTCGTGAACAGGGAACATTCATTGGTCTCGACCCATCCCTCGATATAGACGTCACGGTTGCCGTTCTTGTACCAGACCTTGCAGTAATGCTTTGTCTTGGCGAAGTTGTAGAGGTTCAACCTGTTCCTCTCCACGTTCCCGTTTATCCTGACCATGATGACCAGATTGCGTGCAGTCAGCTTGCTGGACATCCTCTTGGTTCCATCCGCTCCTGCTATCTCCGATTGATGGATGGTGGCGTTGGGAGGGTTAAGCCCCTCCACGCTCACCACTTGGTACTTGTCCTGTGCCCCTGTTAGGGTAAGCACTTCCCCGTTCTCATTCTCTATTTTCAGCGTAAACATTCATCTCACCCCTTAGTTGCCAGTAGGTTTTTCGTATCCCTGTATATCTCGATTCTGCTCGGAGATTTCGGTGCATTGATGGTCTGGTTGTAGTTTGTGACGTTTGTCACATTCTGTACCGTAGATGTACCAGCATCAGAAGCCCCCTTGGCTGTATCGATCTTGATATTGAGTTCATTTATCTTGCTCAACTTGGAATTGAGTGTTGCGATGGTATCATCCAGTTCATCGAATTTGGACTGGATACCGTCAATCAGACCATCGACCATGCTGGTTCCGATGCCCTTGAGTTTGGATACCCAACCCAGACCGTAACTCATGATCCTGCCGTTGATGGCTTCATTGACCTCCTTACCTGTCTGGTTCAGGACACCCATCTTCGACTCGATTCCGAGGATGAATCCCTTGACCATACCGACACCGATGTTTGAAAGTCTACCGACCCATCCAACTCCGTAGAGCGACATCTTGGCGAGCATGGATGTGTTGATTCCATCACCCTTCTCGGTCAGTACCGGGATAGCGGAATCGAATCCGCTTGCCAAACTCATAACAACATCGTTCCCGATGAGTTTGAGTTCTGTTGTCCAATCCCCACGATAGAGCGTGAACTTATCGCTTATTGCTTTGGAGAACTCAGCCAGTTTGGCGGTCAGTCCATCCACACTCTGGAGGATACCGTCACCGATAGCCTGTCCGATGTTGGCTCCGTACTTTGTCATGTTGACATAGTTCTCTTCACCGAACTCGGCATCCAAAGCATCGTTTATACTGGATGTGACGTCCTCTCCAAGTCCTTCGTATGATTCGTCTGAAATGTCAACATCGATATCATCAAGTTCAAGGTCAATATCCTCAACATCAAGATCATCCTCCAGCGTATCTGTCATGCTGTCTGTCAAGTCCTCGATGCTATCCTCGATAGTACCTTCACTGTCACTGATACCCTCAGCGATACCCTCACCGATCATGAGACCGACTTCATCTCTCATGAGCTTGGACGGGGATTCGATACCGAGGAGGTCTTTGAACTTGCCGACCACCTTGTCGACTGCGTTGGTAACGGCTTTTTTGACGGATGAGATTTTCTCCTTGATTCCGTTTTTCAAGCCGTCCATCATGTCCTTTCCGACCTGCTTGATTTTCTCAGGGAGCTTCTTGAAGAATCCGACAATCTTGTTCACGATACCGGATGCCCATGACGATACACCAGAGAAGGCAGACTTGATGTTGCTCCATGCTTTTTTGAAGTATCCACCCAATGTTGAACCGACCTTCGAGAAGGCGGACTTGATCTTGTTCCAGATACCAGAGAAGAACGAGCCAGCGGATGCCCATGCACTTTTTACGTTGTTCCAAGCGGTTTGGAACTTGGATTTAAACCACGAACCCACGGAAGAGAAGGCGTTACTGATAGACTTCCAGATATTTTTGAACCATGAACCAGCCTTCGACCATGCCGACTTCACATTGTTCCAAGCAGTTTGGAACTTGGATTTGAACCATGAACCGACTGACGAGAACGCATTAGAGATGGACTTCCAGATATTTTTGAACCATGAAACCACGCTCGACCAAGCGTTTTTGATGTTAGTCCACGCTTTCGTGAAGGTGTCACGGAAGAACTTTCCAACGCTGGCGAATGCCTTTTTGATATTAGACCACAGGTCTGTGAACCATTTCACAACCGATGACCAGGCTTTTTTGATGCCCTCCCAAGCCTTGGAGTAGATGTTGACGTAAAACTCCACGACAGATGAGAACACGTTTTTGATTCCCGACCACAGGTTGCTGAACCACTCGACCACGGATGACCAAGCGTTTTGTACCGCTTCTTTCGCAGACGTGAATAGGTTGCCGAACCAGTCGGTCACACCCGACCAGACGTTTTTGATCCCTGACCACAGGTTACTGAACCACTCTACGACACCTGACCAAGCCTGCTGAATCCACTCCCAAGCTTTGGAGAAAAATCCGCAGATGGCATCCCATGCGATTTTTGCGTATTTTTTGATAGCTTCCCACAGGTTTATCCAGAATTCTCTGAACCAGTCGCATTTCTTCCAAAGAAGAACGAAAGCGGCTACCAGTGCAACTATCGCCATGATGACAAGTCCTATCGGGTTCGCACTCATGATAAGGTTGAACACCTTCTGAGCCGCAGCTGCTATTTTTGTAGCGACTGCACGAGCCTTCTCCGCAACGGTATGGGCCTTGGTGGCAATGGTCTGAGCCTTAGTTCTGAGTTCCAGCTTCTTAGTCCAATCTATTAGACCCTTGATTCCATTCACAACGCTTGCGATGGTACTTCCGACTTTCCAAGTAGCCCATAGACCAGCCATTCCTCCCACTATTGGAGCAAGGATGTTCATGTTGTCGATGATCCAAGCAAGTCCTTCCTTTATCTTCGGGATACCCTCGTCTATGAACCATGCGAAACCTTCCTTGATCTTGCTTTGGAGGTTAGCGGTATCCAGACCGTTCGTATTGTCCAAGAAGGCGTTGAGAACATCGACCCAGCCCTGCTTAATGGTAGTCAGTACAGGTTCTGCCTTGGCTCCAATATCAGCCATAGCCTCTTCGTACTCGAACTGTGCTTCTGCACCTTCCACGAGGTCTTTGTTGGTCTCCCGGTATCCCTTTGCAACATCTGCGAGTCCGAGTTTACTCAGCTTCTGGAGGACATAGTTCTGCTTATCGGCATCGGTCTTACACTTCTCCAATCCTTCATCGAATGATTCAAGGTTTACCCCTGCCCTTTCGAGCAATTCAGCAAATGGTCCGACAGCCTTCCCTGTCGCAAGGGTCTCCTGCAAACCATCGCTAAGACCCTCGAATTTCAAGGTATCCTTCCACTTGATGGATGCACCCACGAGTTGTTCGGTTATGTTGTCCAGTGCCTTTCCATCGAACCCTGCGGTCATGAGGTTGTTCAAACCTTCGATAGCCGCTCCTTGGTCGTTTGTAATGGCAGTGACCTGTTTGACCTTCTCTTTCGCATGGTCAAAGGATACCCCCATGTCCTCGGCTCCAGATTTAAGGTAAGCCATCTCGGTTCTGAATTCACGGGACTCAGACACGACATTCTGAATCCCCGAAACGACTCCCTGTATACCGCTGGATACCAGATTAGCCATAGCTCCCTTGAGGATGGTGAACCCACCCTTGAGGTTGATAGTCGATTTCTCGGCATCATCCATAGCCTTAGCCATCTTCTTGGTGCCCGATGTGGTTTCCTTTGTCTCGGACTGCACCTTGTTGAGTTGTGACTCGTACGCATCATGTGCCTTCTCTGTCTTGGATACCGCACTCTTAGCCTTGTTCAGCTTGTCTGTGAGTTCTTTGACCTCATCAGATGTCTCTCCATGCTCGTCCTTGGCTTTCGCTAACTGTGACTCATAATCGGACACTGCTTTCTTCTGCCTGTCCATGATGGATTTGAGGTCTTGTAAAGCGGATTCCAGCTTCCCAGCATCCGTGATTGTTTCAACGTACTCACCCTGCAACTTATCCATGGTTGCAGTGTAGGTCCTCTGTTGTTTCTCCGTCTTACCGATTGCCGTCTTACAATCAAGGATCTTGTCTTTCAGTATGCGTACCTGTTCCGAGTTCTCCCCGTATTCCTCGGTGGCTTGCTCTAACGCCTTTTCGTAACCTGCTAGGTTCTTCTTCTGATTCTTGAGAACGGTATCGAGTTGCTGTAATTTTGCATCGACCCCACCTATGGAATTCTTCCAGTTATCCATACCAGCGGTGCTTGCTTGGAACTGTTTGTTAGCGGTTGTAATCGCCTTCTTCGTCTCTGCCAGTCCTGCCTTGAGGTCTGTCACATCGAGTTCCATGGCTATGCCTATGATGTTATCTTTCGCCACGATACTTCTCACCCCCTTTATATAAGAAGGATGCATAAAAATGATTAAAAGGTTTGTTTTAGAACCAACGGTCACCAGCGTGTACCCGTGTCACTGTTTCCCCTTGCTTCCCGTTCGGGTTTCTTTTGGCGTAATCGTTCAACCTATCAATCAGTAAGCAGACCTCGGATAGAGGTTCCTGTCTGATTTGGAACGGGGTCATCTGGAAACGGTCACAGATGGTTATCTGTAAATCGAATAGGGTTTGGTAGAGGGTTACTTTTGACCCTCTACCATTGGTACGTTTTTTGTCGAGATATTGAACAGGGAACTGATAGTGTGCATGATGATACCCCATGCAACCCCAGCAACCTCAGACATCTCCGTGTTCTTGTACTCTTCCTCTGTCAGTTCAGGGAATACCTGCATCATGATCGGTTTGAACTGTTTGGAAAGCTTCATCAACATGGGAAGAAGCTGGAGGGCATCATCATCGCTGAGGTTCTGGAGATTGCTGAATTTATCGATTTCAACGATATCCAAGATATCCTCACAGATTCCAGTCCTAAGACGGAAATCCTGTACAACGTATGTTTTCTCAATGCCCTTGTCATTGTAGATGTTGAGTTTAAGTTCCATAGGGAATCGCTCCTTTTCAAAAATGGAATATGTATCAAATAGTTAAAAGGTTTTCGGGGATTGCTCCCCGATTAGTAGGTGATAGCCTTGAGTGTGTCAGGTGTAGTGACTGCATCGAAGAAGCCCGATACGTCAGCCTTACCCTGTGCAACATCGACATTGATGGCTTTTGCCTTCTTACCAGTCTTGGCGAATGCGAATGTGGTACTGATACCGGTGAACACAACCTCGTCACCGTTTGCATCGGTTCCGTCATTCTCGGTAACATGGGTGGAATCAGGGATTCCGAAAGTTCCTTTGAACCTCCAAACGTAAACCTCGTCACCGTTGATCTTCTTCGTCTTGTATCCAAGAGCGAAGTACTTGGTTGCCCTCTCACCCTCGATGTATGTTCCAGTTGCCTCGTCATACTGCTGTCCTGTAATCTCTGCGAGAACGTCAAGAGGGATTGCGGAAACAGTGCATGTAACCTCGTCAGAACCAGTGGAATTGACGATGATGGCAGGCACGTTGTCGTAGTAATGTGCCTCGCTGGATGCCTCGGTTGTCCTGCTTATCTCTGCCACACCAGCAAGGGATTTGACCTCACCAGTTGTGTATGCCTCGGTGGAATCCTCGGTGACCTCTGCGTACACAAGTCCCTCAACTCCACGCCATTCTGTAATCTGTGCCATGTTTAGACCTCCTGTTTTTCATATACTTCAATGTATTTTATCGTTGTCATACGCCCGGGGTAATCAGGTCTGTCAGACTGGATATCCTTTGACCGTCCTTCCACGATGAATCCCTCCTGCTTTGCCAATGCGATGAACTCGTCCATCTTGGAATAAAGGGTGGATGGATCATTCGTGTAATAGTAAATCTGCCAGAACCAGATTGCCCTATTAGACTCGTTATCGTAGAAACCGTCCTCAGGTGTATCGTAATTCCAGAACGTGAAGAACGAGGATGGATACTCGTCCTCATCGGAATAAGAACCCTGCCTGTCGTAATCCAAACCTATCTTCTCAAACACTTTTTCAAGTTTCGACCACATCTCACATCAACTCCTTCAACGCCTGTTTCAGTGCTTTTTCCTGCATCATCTTGACGTTATCAACATTGTTCTGGAACGCATAATAGACGAAAAAGCTCGGTTTCATCTTCGGTGTACCGATATCCAGAAACAGGGCGGCAAGTCCACCTTTCTTTATATCGAATCCAAGTTTATAGGATATGATTCCATAACCCTTTTCGATTTCCTGAATATCTGTGAAAGATGCTTCCGTCTCCCCGGTTAAGTGATGTTTAGCCACGAATGAAAGTAGGTCTGCTGAGATAGGTTTGGAACTTTCTTTAGCTGCCTTCACAACGGCATCCACGATATTCCCCTCAGCATCGGCTATCTTCTGGAGATATTCTTCGAATCCGAAGAAATCAACCGTGACTCCACCGTGATAAGAGAACTTGCCCCCACCCTTTCTTTTAGCCATATCAAGCCCCACCTTTCCGACGTTGAATCTTGAATTTAAGATACTGATTGCGACGGTCGATATTGTCTGGGTGATTCACGATTTCCCATTCCGAACCATCGTCCAGCAACCTCAATCCATCCGTGGATGTGATATCCGGTCTGTACCATGTTTCGATTTGAATAGTGTCCTCGATAACCACCTTGTCGTTGATGATCCTCTCCGTTCCACCGTATGACTTGGCTCCAACGTTGATTCTGTCACCATCAACAAAGACCTTCGTTCTGATACCGTTCACCCTCTTGTACTCAGCCTTGAGAATCTGGGCTGGGGTGGTGAACGGCATGGTTGGTTTGTAGGATGCCATGCCTCACCCTCCTTCTTTAGAACTCGATTTTAGTTACTACGAACTCGCAAGTTTGGTTTGCATCGAGTGCTTTGGTCAGCGTGACGGATGTACCCGACACACTGTAATCAGTCCCTTCTATCAACCTTAACCCGTTCACGTACACCCCCAGAGAATCAACCCCGGGGGTGTAGTTGGAAACGGTGAAGGGACCAGCGGTTGAGCTGGTAGTCGTATGACTTCCCTTGTATTCGACCAGCTTGATTCTTGACATCATCTGTGCAACAAGGTACTGTGCTCCAGCAACATCCAGGACTTTCATTCACCGTTCCCTCCTTTAGGTTTATGCGAACATTGCGTCGATTTCAGCAGTGGTGATGACCTCGATGTCAGCGGAAAGCATGTAGTTTGCGAGCTTGTCATCGACTGCCTTGACTTTTGCATCGACACCAGCGTTGGTTGCCATGTCGGTTGTTGCGGTTGCGATTGCGGATGCAACACCAGCATTGGTTGCCATATCGTCGGTTGCCTCAGCGATCTTGGCCTCAACCTGAGAGGTTGTGGAGTAGGATGCGAACTTGTCATCAACTGCCTTGACAGCTGCCTGACGGTCGGAAACCTCCTGTGCGAGTGCATCTGAGACAACCTTCACATCTGCATCGATTGCGGAGTCAACCTCGGACTTGGTGTAGTAGTTTGCGAACTTTCCATCAACAGTTGCGACCTGACCCTCGACTGCCTCGATGTCACCGTTGATAGCCTCAACCATTCCGTCAATCTCGGTCTTGGTGTAGACTGCTCCAACGTCACCCTCGATGGCTCCAATCATCTCGTCGACCTGCTCCTTGGTGTAGTATCCAGAAAGGTCAGTCTCGGTTGTTCCGAGCATCTCCCATGCACCGTCAACGTAGATGTACTCGTCGCGTGCGTTGGTTCCGCTTCCCTCGTTAGGAACGAGGTAAATCTTGTCCTCCTGAATTCCCTCGGTAGGAAGCTCATCAACAACAACCTTTCCGAACTTAGGGATGGTAGAAAGCTCTGCCTTGGTTGCGTAGGTCTCGTTTGCGTTGTCAGCGAGGTTTGCAATCTTTGCCTTCTCTGCATCGGACATGAGTCCCATGCCGTCTGCCTTGTCGACTTTTCCGTCGAGTGCGGTCTCCATCTCGGACTTGATTGCGTATGCAGAGAGGTCGATGTTGACTGCTTTACCCTCGACTTCAAGGGCAACTCCGCCGACCTTAACGGACTCGATGACGTTGACCTGTGCGCCCTCTGCGACGGTGCCGAGTTTGGTGCCCTCGGCGTTGGTCATGAGTCTGGAACCGTCAACCTTGTCGACCTTCTCGGCAAGGCGAGCAAGCTCCTGAGCATCCTGCTTCTCGTGGTAATATGCGAGCATATCTTTTGTTACGACTTTAATTGCCATTTCTTATTCCTCCTATTAGGATTTTTTAAAGGGTTTATTTGAAGAGGTCATCGATTTCATCCTTGGAGATGTACTCGTACTCATCCTCGGGTTCAACCGGCTCTTCTGGATTTTCAGGTTCATCGTACTCTCCCGAGATAATGTCATCGATATCATCAGGTGTCGTGTACTCTGGTGTCTCGACCTCTATGATGTCATCGATTTCTTCCTTGGTGATTATCTCGTAATCAGGTTCGTTGACAGGTGAATCCTCTCCGAACAGATCATCGATTTCTTCCTCGGTTATCTCGTCAAAGTCCTCGGAGCCGTCCTCCATTGAAGAGTCAGGCATTGCCAGTTGAATAAGTCTTTGGTTAAAGACCTCACTGAACTTGCCCTCACCAGCCCCGTAGTTCCACAAATCAGCCACTCCACGGGCGATGCACCCGATGGATGATGAACCGTTTATGACACGGGGTTTGACCCCTGCGGACAGCAGGTATGCCTTGACATCCTCTATGTATGCCATAAAGAGATTGTCATGGTAAGAACCTGTAATCCCAAGACGGGTTTTGACTCCGTTCAGTAATTCGTTATCTTCCATCGTGATCGCTCCTTATCGTGGTCTTACTCTGCCTTCTTGAGCAGGTAGATGTACTTCGGATCGAGAATCTTTCCATCGCAAATGACGATTGCCTTTGTGATGTACTGGTTGGTCTTGTCATCGAAGTACTTCTTGTAGCTGAACTGCATGTTGGTGTTGACAAGGTATGCCTTCTCAGGAACCCAGTACATACCGAAGTACTCACCGGGCTGTGCGGAATCGAAGGACTTGATAGCCTCGGATTCCTCAACGAAAGTGACGGCACGTCCCTTGAATGTTGCAGACTCGTCCCCGGTTACAGGGTTATAGGTCTCCCTGTATACGGGCTGGTTGTTGTTATCAGAGAGTGTCATGATGTTGGACTCAAAGGTCTCAGCGGTCATAACGAACTCAGGTCTGAGGTTCCTCATGGAAAGAGGAATCTTCGAGAACAGGTTCCTCTGCCAAGATTTCCAGTTCTTCATCTCACTTGCAGTGAAGGTGATGATGTTGTCGGAAGAAATCCTGCTGTTGGGCTTAGCTGCCTCAGTGAAGATTCCCTCGGGCTGACGGATACCATCTCCAAGCAGAACCATCTCGTCCATGGTACGGACGTATGCCTCAAGGAGTGCGGCGACAATCTCGGTCTCGAATGCCTGAACAGTCACAACGGTCTGGAGAAGGGACTGTGCAATCCTGATCTCACCGATGTGGTAGGTGAAGGAGATGTAAGGCTTAACCTCACCAGTTTTCTGGTTCTCGGTAACACCGTGTTCCTTGTCGTTTCCATCCATTCCGTCCCAATACATCTGTGCGGAGAACTCTCCAGTGGCGTACTGGATACCACCCTTGACGTTGGTCTTACGAACCTTGGAGTAAATCTGTCCGTAGACTTTCTCGACTCCCTTGATAAGATCCTGAATGATTGTGTTAGGAAGGAGGATACCAAGGTCACCGGATACATGCTCGAAATCGGCACGCATCAGAATGTCGGACATGGTTCCCTTCTGAACGTAATCCATGAATGCTTTCCTGTACTCCATGGAAGAACGAACATCGGAAACATCCTCGGTCTGATCCATCCTTTTCATTCCATAGGAAGCAAGAGGATTAAGTCCACGCTCTTCAACGACCTCGGTAGGAACGGAATCAAGTTCCCTCTGAGCCTCAGCCCTCTCAACCATGACCTCCTGCATACGGGCACCGATGGAACGGGCCTCTTCAACGGTCTCTGCTTTCGCATTTCTCTCTTTCAAGTCTGCGAGTGTAGCATCACAACGAGCGATGACACTCTCAAGATACTCTTTCATTGCCATATAATGACCTCCTTAAAGTAATCTCATGATGTTAATGTTTTTCAACCTTTCGATTTCCACCAGTTCTTTGTCCCTTTTCTGTGCGGTTTCCTCCGTGTGCTTCCTCCTGGCTTCCTCCAGTGGGGAGTATTCGGTTTCCTCCGTACTCCTTGCACTAACAGACGTCTGAGGGTAAGCAGGGAAATTAACCACACTTACCTCGTGAATGATGGAAATGTCAGTAATGGTGCGGATAGGACAATCACTATCAAGGTCTGCCCATTCCTCACCTGCGATACGGAACATAAAGGACATTCCGTCCATGTCTCCACGCTGTACGGCACTGTACAAAGCCCTTGCCTCGGCATTATTGTCCACATCCAAGGTAGCCCTCATATGGACTCCATCGTCCCTCACATCGAAGGACATTGTACCGTTCCCATTCTTGGAACGGGCGAGGGCTATCTTGTTTGTGTCATGATTCACAAACAAACGCACATCTTTCATATCCGTGTTCTTCAAAGCCCCGGGATCAATACGCTCGATGAACTCATCACCGAACCAATCCCTCAGACGGGCATCCTGATTGAACACTATGGGGGTGCCCTCGATAACCCCCTTCTCTTCCTCGTTATCACTGGCTCTGAACTCAGCAACGTAAGCCCTTGTGACCAGCTCATTCTGACTGAACTTCCTCTTCGTCATTATCATCAACCTCCTGTTCGATCTGTTCCTCGTCCTCTGGCTCGCTTTCCTCAACATCATCCTGCTTTGCCGTACCTGTCTGGTACTGGTTGGCAATTTCAACGTCCACGTAGTTCAAGGATTGTTTTCTCACCCCATTGAGTTCAGCCAACGGTTTGAGACCCATGAGAACCCTCTTCTCATTCTCGAACAACGCTCCCGAATCACCCAGCAAGCGAAGCATTTCCAACTTCTGAGTAGTGTTGAGGAAAATTAAATCCTTCGGATAGAACATGATTTTATGACCATATCCAAAGGACTCACGCTCTGTGAAAATGGACTTTGTGAACGCCTGTGAGATGGATTTAATAAGGGGTTCCAGCGTTTTCTGGTAGAACGCCTCGTACTGCTCCTTTGTGTAATCCCCTGTCAGGATAGGAAGCGATACCCCGAAGTATCTCAGAATCTTCTCATCTATGAATTTAAGAGTAGTAGCATCCACCAAGGCAATCTGCCTCTGTAACGGGATGAACTCACCTTTCATATCGAGGGGCATCAATCCGGATTCATTACGCTTGAGAGCTTCGGTCAATTCCTCCACGGCTTTGACTGTCTTTTCTTCATCCACGATTGAACCGTATTTGACAACTCCATTGATTGCGAATGAACTTTTAAGTGCCTTTGCCACACCTTCGAGCAGGTTCTGGTTCAGTTCCAATGTCTTGAGTAGGCTACTGTGATCGGGAGAACCGAACTTGTCCCCACCCATGAACTCGTTGACTGAATAGTTGTAGCGGATATGGATGATATCGTTATATCTGACAGTGCATTTGTAATCATTCACGAAGTACATCTTGACGTACAGGTCACCTTTAGCATCCTCGTAGAACTCCACGTTGGTAGGTTGCAAAGGATAAAGCCCGTCCAATTTGCCGTTCCTATCCCAAGTAGGACAGATGAACGCATTGTAATTGAACATGAGGCTCCATACGATTTTTTCGATGAAGTCGCTGGTTGTCATAAGAGAATTGGGATTCTCCAGAACCGCTTGAACATGGTCGTACTGTGGTACAACATCCGACCCCTTCTTCACTACGTGCTGGGGATCCAGCTTCTTCATTTCCCTCACGATACAATTGACTGCCTGTTGAACCACATCACTTGCGTATATGTCGCTCCCGAACTGTGAGAAGATTGGGAGGGAACCCTCCAACATTCTGGCGTATTGCAACCCCTCTTTCTTCTTTTTGAATACATCGAAAAGCCCCATGACTTACCCCCTAAGATTGGTCACGAAATCGGTTCTCCAACGCCTGAATATCTCAAAGAGGATGATGGTTGTAACCGCACCATCGATTTTCTTCGAGACCTGTCCATCTATCTTGACCACCAATCCGTTCCCACGATTGTCTACTTTTATAGCACTATTACCGAAGCACCATTTATCAATTTCGTTATTTCCTATTATCAACCTTGATTTCAAGTCGGCTTCAACCATCTTGGTCGGTAGATTCATAACCTCCGAGGACTGGTAGACCATCTCACAATCGAAACCGTAGGCATCCATCCTGTTGAGGAATTCAGTTGCGAAACGGACATCATATCCGCACTTATACAACCTCAGACCGTACTCCTTATACAGATTGGCGAACCAATCCGCTATGACTGTGACGTCAAGGTAATTACCGGGGCAGATCTTGAGCAATCCCTGTCTTGCCCATTCATGATACTTGGCTCCTGCTCCCTTATCGTCAGAGCGTTCCAGCTTACCCTCGGGAATGAAATACTTGGTGTAGATGTATTTCTTCGGGTCATCCTTCTTCATCAGTAGGACTTTCGCACATGAAAGGTCAGTAGTCTCTGCGATATCCACAGCACCCAGACAAAGGGCGTTCCTGAAATCCTCAATATCGAATACTTCCTCGTAATCGTAGTCCTCCAATAGCAGCCATGCCTCGGAGTTACCCTGCTTGATGTTGAAATCCTTACTCAACACAAATGCCCTGTCTGCCTTGCTCTGTTTGGCAAGGTCAACCTGCTGTTCAAGGTAACTGTATTGCTTAACCGTCCCCAGTGTCGGATTCGACTTCATCCAAAGACGGTTATACTGGTTGCCATCCCATATCTCACGCTCACTGTCCTGAGTGTAGAGCCATGGGAGGTAGCGTTTGGATGCCATGTCATCTATCTCGTCCCTGAGTATCCCACGGGCACGGATAAGTTCAGCATCGAGGAATCCATCGTTGACGAATCCCTCAGTTGTAATCAGGATCAACTTCGGACTTATCTTGAGGGATTGTGACTGCTCGATACTCTTGACGATGATGTTGTCCTTCATTTCGTGTACTTCATCGATGACCGCCACATCGATATTTCTGCCCTCTTTGTTCCTCGTGCGGTCTGATAGCTTGAATATCTTGTTGTTGTTCCTATTACACTTGATACCACGCTGGTTCCTCCATGTGTATTTGTCCTTCGGGTCAACCAACTGCCTCATGGTATCCACCGCATCCGTCAAGATACTGGCTTGGTTGTCATCGTTGGATGATGCCACGATATCCAACCCCCTGCCCCCGATAATCATTTCTGTCAGTAGGAGAGCCGAGCATAATTCACTCTTACCATTCTTACGGGCTATGAGGAATAATGCCCTTTGGAACCTATCGATTCCGTCCAGCATCTTGAAACCGTACAAAGCGGATATGAAAGCCTTCTGGAAGGGAAGAAGTTTCATAGGTTTGCCATAGAAGGGTGATTTGGTTAGACACAAACACCCCTCAATGAACCTGATACGGAGGTCAGCGGAGGTTGTATCGTACAGATACTCGTCCCCCATCATGTCCACCATGAGTTTTTCCAGCTCGATAAGCAACTCCATACCGACAACATGGGTTCCATCCTTGCATCCCTCGTAATAGGACTCAAGGAATCCATTAGTGTTCACTATGGTCATAATCCCAACTCTTTATCGAACCACGCATCCAGCTTGCTTTCATCCTCAGTTCCACCGCTCTTGTTCACAAGTGAGCATAGGATACGGTCAATATCCTTCTGCTGGGCAAGCATCTGGTTATAAAGCCTTCCTGCTGGAAGCTGTTTCTGCCTGCTTGGATCGTCAGGATGGAACTTTATTAGAGGCTTACCCTCCAGCATCCTCAACTGTTCCTCCACGAATATCAGACGGTCAATCAAGGGCGTGACAATGGTTAGCACGTTGGCATCCATATCTTTGAATCTATCCATCAGTTCTTCTCTACGGTTCATAGTATCAACCCTGCAATGCCTTGGCTTTGTTTATCACGGTTCTTGTGACCGGATACACTGCGATTTCAAAGCATATCTTGAACAATGCCTCACATGCTATCAGTATCAGGATTTCCTCAAAGGGCATGATACCGAGGAACGCTATCATCATGAAGATGGTTGAGTCGATGCCCTCCCCGATGACGGTTGAGGATACGCAACGGAACATCAACTTGTTCTCAAACCTGCTTTTGAGTTTGACCATGACCTTTGCGTTCAACAGACTACCAACCAAGTAAGCGATGAAACTTGCAAGAAGTATCCTGCCCGATGAACCCAGCACGGTTGCAAAGGCATCCGCACTCTCCAGAGAGTAGGAAGGAGCCGGCAGGGCGATTGCCAAGGAATAGGATAGTACCGCTATCAGCTGGACAACGAATCCCAGCATGACGATCTTCTTGGTTATCTCGTAACCATATATCTCAGCCAGCATATCGTTGACAATGTAGACAATCGGGAATACGATGACTCCACATGTCAGACTCACCTCTCCGACCGAGAACTGTTTCGATGTGAGTATGTTGGATATCAGTAATGACCCAACGAAGATGCCGATGATGGCACCCAGCAATTCATTTCTGGTTTTTATCATTGTGGTGACCTCACTTTCTATTTATGGGGATGATCTCTCCCAAGGAAAGACAATCCATTCATCGCTTTTAAGCCTTCCATAAAAATCGGGTATGACCTTGGTGCTGGGATGACAGAACATCGTCACAATCTCGTACCCCTTCTTCCTGTAATGTTCAAGGGTGATTCCTGAATCAGAGATATCATCCACAACCATGCAACCGTCACAAGGTGCCCCGAGATAAGGTACTCCCAACGCATGAGATATCATGACCGCAAGTACGGCTCCCCCTCTGGGGATACCATAGACCCCCTTCGGTTGACGGGTTGCGTACTTGATGGTCACATTATCAACGAAGTCGTCCACGTCCTCCCAAGTAATCTGTTCCATATCGCCACGCTCCTTAGAGATGCCTATCAGCATATTCTTGGAACTTGACCCATTCCCTCAGATTGTTCAAGTCAAGCTGCCTGTAATGTGCTGTCTTATGACCGGGCGGTGCTTTGTGTGTCTTGATGGTATGACCATCGAAGCGGTACACATGACCGAAACGGGAACCTGATAACCAAGATGTGCTATCCACACTGTCGAAATGGATGTTGGGCAACTCCTTGAGGTTGGTGAAGCCCAGCCCGTGGATCTTGCAACCGTATGTATGGGCGGTCTTGATGAACCATGGGAGATACTTCACAATCTGTTTTGTGGATATACCGTCTGTCAACAATCCACCGAACGCCACGTAGTCGTAGTCCTCACACATCCTGATGAACTCGTCCTTTCCCCTGCTAACATGCCATACCGGGATCGACTTTCTACCTGTCTCCCTTTCCAACTTGGCACGCATCTTCTTCACGGCTTCGTATCCGAGGATACTGTCCACATCCAGCTCAAAGAAGTGTTCGATGTTGTTCTGGTTGATGAACTGGATGTACCTTGACAGATAGTCGTTCCAATCAACCTGACCCTTGACCGTGTTCATGAAAGTGAACGCACCCGAATCTATCAGGAAGAGGTCGGAGGATTTGAGCAGGGGTTTCTGCCAATCTTGGAAGTACCAGAACGATTCAAGAAGATACTTCGATTTGGATACTTCCTCTAATAGGAAATCCCTGCTGTATGTACCTGCCAAACAGACTTTCATATCCTTTCCTCCTTCCTGTATATTGAAATGATTCGGTCCGAGATGTCCTGAGCCAGCAAGACAGACCCTCATATAGTGAACCACTTCCCACAATCAGGGCACTGTACCTGTTTGGGTTCCTTCTCTTGAGGCTCACTATCATCCATCACGAACAGGTCATCGATATCAACATCTTCCAAGTCCTTGAAACCGAACATGGTCATATCCATCTCGATGTTGGCAAGCTCCTGTTCCAACATGGAGAAATCCCAACTTGACAGTTCGCTCACCTTGTTATCTGCGAGCCTAAAAGCACGTATCTGCTCTTCTGTCAGGTCGTCCGCTACTAAACAAGGAACCTCGTTGATTCCGAGCTTATAGGCTGCCTTAAGGCGTGTATGCCCAGCAACCACTACATTATTTTTGTCGATGATGATCGGAACCTTGAATCCGAAGTTGGAAATCGAGGATGCCACAGCATCCACCGCCTTATCATTGTCACGGGGGTTGTTTTCGTAGGGTATAAGTTCATCAATTGCTTTGAAAATCAGTTCATTCGACATGAAATCCCTCACTTTGCATATTAAATAAATGGAATAAATCTGGAATATAAGTAACTGTCGTAGAGTTTTGAGAATTTGCGGAAAATCGTTTCAGAAAAAATCAAAAATTCCCATCCTGTGAAAAATGGG